CCGTCTGTCGGTGCTGTTGCCTCGCCGGCGGGTTCCCTGGTCTGCCTGGCCTCCCAGTCGTCGATCGCCTCGCGGCGGTAGCGGACGTGCCGGCCAACCTTCACGTAGGCCGGCCCGAGTCCGCGGCTGCGCCATTCGGCCAGCGTCTTGACTGGGATGCCTAGCTCGGTGGCCAACTCGGTTGGCGTCACCATCTGTCTCATCATGCCGGCCATTCTGCCCGGGTAGGGTGCGCGATGTCAAGAACTCGCGGGGTGTGGCGGGAGCGGCGATCGCGCCGGCATCCACAGTCTGTGGATCGGCCTGTGAGTGCTCACAGCACTCCCTCGCGCTCCATGGCCCACAGCCACTCCCAAAAATCGGTACGCCCGGGCGGGTCGAACGTCCACGGTGCAGGCGGGTCGTCCCCTGTGAGGACCGTTGTGCCGTCTAGTTGGGTCTGGTGCGCCCCGCCCATCGAGTCCGTGACGGGCTCCGCGGTGTCGGCCTGGTCGAATCGCCATAGGTGGGTCGGGCCTGCGTTCACCCACGCTTGCGGGTCGTTTGTCAGTCCAGCCGCCTCGATTGTTGCGTCTCCGGTGTCGTCGACGGCCCACGGCATTGTGCCCGCCCATACGGCCATCATGGCGAGGTTCCCGTTTAGGAATTGGGCTTGCCCGTCGTAGCGTCCGACAAATAGCGAGTCTGCCGGTATCGTCTGGGCGGACCCAGCCACCTCCCCGTGGTCGGCGTGGGTCCATTCCGCCGTTTCGTAGTTGTAGACGTGGGAGCGCACCTGCCGGCCCGATGTGCCCGCCGGGACGGTCAGGAATGTCAGCATCCATTCATCTTCGCTGTAGGCGTGGGTTCCTGTGGCGCTGCCGCCGAAAGTGGCCCACAAGACACCATTGAACGGGTTTACGTTCACGGATTCCCCGGTCGCCCATATCAGCCCTTGGGCTGCGAGCACGTCGGCTCTCCATAGTGCCGCAAAGGTGATTTGTTCCGTGCCGTCGATAGTCCAGGCGGCCGGGTCGAAATGGATTTTGTCGTCGATGCCGTCGAAGTCTCGGACAGTCATCACGACTCCCTGATGAAGTCAACGTAAAGGTAGGCCGGGCGGTTTGCTGACGCGGTCAATGTAAAGGTGCCGGACCCGGCGACCCGGTCGATGGTGACGACAAATGTTTTGTCCTCGGTGGCGTCCGCCGTGTATTCGGCCTCCAGCACGACCCGCGGAATGCGGTTCACGATCGGCGCGTCGATCACGTCGGCTTGCATGAGGGTGCCAGATACGGTGTCCTCGCGCATGTTGATTTGGCAGTCGTCGGAGGCCACGGACGCCGTCAACGCCATATTCACGGACACCTTGTAGACGCGGCCGGTGACGACCGGTGCGACCACGGTCATCACAACCGTTTCGGTAGTCCCGATCGCGGACCCGTTCGACGTCTCGATATCGGTTGCGATCCGTTCGCCGGGGACCTTTCCGGCGATGATCGTTTCGCCTGCGAGTGGCATGCCGTCCTCCTATAGCGCGTACCGGGCTGGCGCCCACAGTCGGACCGGGGTGCCCGCGGCGTGGGCCTTGATGACGCCGTTCACGGAACGGACCACAGTGACGGCCTGATCGGTTCCTGACGGGGCGCCGATGTTCGTAACCGTGCAACGCTCCCCGCCAACCTCTATGTCGACGGGCAACTCGTCGCCGTCCTCGGTCCACAGCGGCCCGATTTGAGTTTCGAACACGAACGCGGTCGAGCTCGACGTCTCGTTGTCCCGCAGGATCGTCCCGGCGGTGTCGTATTTCGTCGGGTCACCTGCTGTGTCTTCGTAGACGCCCACACGGTACGGCGCGGCGGGCGCCGTGACTAGTTCAATGTCGCGCATATGCGATTCGAGCGTCTCCACGCTGCCCACCACGAGCACGTCCACGTCGTCGGGTGGCAGCCACGCCGGGAGGTCTGTAATTCGGACCATGTCGCCTAGGTCGAGGCTGGCGATGTCCGCGGCGATGCTTGGTGCGGCGTTCAGCCGGAACGGCAGCCGCGGGTACCGTGTCTCGTCTACGGTGCCCAGCGCGAGCAGCCAGCCGGCATGGTTGGCCAGGAATCCGTCCCCTGCGGCGTTCACTGTGACTGACGTGTCATATGTGCCGACCCCGTCCGGCGGGTCCGCAGTGGACAGCGCCCCGGTCTCGAGGGTCGCGCGGGCTTCGCCACTCTTGGGGCGTTTCGTGGTGACGTCGTTTCGTGTGAAACGATCATCGTCCACGGGTTCGGGCAGCCCGTGGAATACCTTCACGGAGTAGTCCGCGGTCAGGGCCGGCGTCTGATTCTGTAGGTCTACCCTGGTCCGGTATTCGAGCCCGAGCGCCGCGCGCGATTCGTACAGGATGCCGTGGTCGGTGCCGGCGGCCTCCAGTAGCAACTCCAGCGGCGGGAGCGGCGCCTGCGGCCCCATCGGGGCGGTGTCGTCCAGGTCACCCACGGCGACAAACGGGATCCCCTGCTCGGCGCAGATTCGTTCAATGCGCCGGCCTGACGCCTCCCCGGTGTGCCCGAATGCGGCGTCTACGCTGTCAGCCAGGGTGGGCGGGTCGGTCCATACGGCCATATGTCCGAACACGAGCGGGACGGACACTGTGGTGGAGACTGTGACGGCCACCTGGCGGACCGGTCCGAGAGTTTCCCCGGTGTCGGTGGTGGACAGCGCCAGCGCGCCGTCCACCCATACCTCGTAGTCGATGTCCGCGCCGTCCTGCGTGGCGGTCATGCGCACGTGGTGCGGATTGTCGTCCCACAGCGATGCGTCTACGGCCGCCGTGTCCAGCGTCGAAAACCCTATGTCGATCGCGACCTGACTGTTGCTCTGGTCGAATCGGAGGATGGTGTAAACGTCGGCGTCCCCGAAGCCGCCTTCGTTCCATACGGCGCTCATGAGGGTACCGCCCACCGTGGGCGGGTCGGAGCTCCCACCTGCCCGAATCATTTCCACTGTCCATGTGTCAGTGAAGCCAGCCATGGCGACGTCCGCGGTGAACACCCCGGCTAGCTCCTCGTCGGGGCGGGCGGCCGGCGGCAGCCAGTCGGCTAGTTTCCCCTGGCCCCACACTTGCGGCGACGTGACGCCACGCGGGACCCTCATGCCGGAGCCGGCGCCCGTTTCCAGCCGCGCCTGTATCGTCTGCGGCCCGTCCTCCAGCGGCCAGTACGCGGCCGGCGCCGTGGTGGGCAGGTAGCGCCGCGGCGCCGAGGGTGCCGGGGCGTTCCCTTGGCCCATCCGGCGCATGATGCCGGCGACCTCCAGCGCCGCGTAAACGTCCTTGCCGGGCTCGTCCCAGCGGGTCGGCCACACAGCGACCTCTCCGACTAGGCGTATGTCGGCGGTCACTGACACCCGGGCGGGCGTGTTCCGGCCGATCTTGCCGTAGTAGTCGCCGGTCGGGTTGCGTGGCGAGTAGGTGCCGTCTCGGTTGTTCACTGTGAGCGTGCATGTGGACGGTTCGACCTGGCCGCCCTCCGCGGTGTGTCCGCGGGCGATGGTGATAGGCGCCCGGGTGTAGACGTCGCCGGTGATGTCCACCCATGCGTCATCTATCCAAAGCTCTACGACCACATCTAGGGCCGCCATCTCAGACGTCCCCGAGGACAAACTGCACGTCCCCGCCCTTCCCGCGGATCGCCCTCCGTAAGACCTCGATCAGCAGCCGCGCCATGTCATCTTGTCCGCGTAATTCGATCACGGTCCGGCCGCCGGCCCTGCTCGACGGGGTGACGCGTTCGCCGGCCTGCAGGATGGCCACGGTTTCTTGCCCGGGCGCCCCGGGGACGATGCCGCCGGTGTGCATCCTCGGAATTCGGAAGGTTTTGCCGCCGATGACCGGGATCCAGTCGGGCACGGTAAAGCCCTTCCCGCCCACGGTGCTGTTCCAGACCGTACGTACGGCGCCAAACGCCCTATTCCACACCCCTTTGATGAAATCGCCCACGCCGCGGACCACAGCCTTGACGCCGTTGACGGCGCTGGTGACGATGCGGCGGAACGTCTCGCTCTTCTTGTACGCGGCGACGAACGCGCCCCCGATGAGGAACAGTGCCGTGATGACCAGACCGAGCGGGTTCGCTCGCATCGCCAGGTTGAGGCCGCGCTGTGCGACCGTGAGCGCCCCTGTGGCGACCGTTGACCCCATTGTGGCCACCTTGTGCGCGACGGTCGACGCGGTGGCCCTGGCGGTCCCCACGGCGCTCGCAATCATGTTCGTCGTGAGCGCCTTGAACGACGGAATGATGAAATTGTAGAGCCCGGAGCCTAGGTCCCCGAGTCCCATTCCCAGCATTAGCGCCCCGTCGAACATGTCGCCTTTCATCATCATTGACACGCCGCGGCCGGTGTCCTCGACGCCGGTGAGGGTGTCACGGAATCCCATTGCTTTAGTGTCGAGGTTGTCTGACGCTTCGCCGGCGCGGTCGAAACTGTCGCCACTGTCGCGCAACGCCTTAGACGAACGGCCCACGTCGTCGGCCATTTCCTTAGACGACGCGCCCACCTTGCCGAACGATTTCGTGAGTTGGTCGTGATCGCCGGCGAACGTGAGTGTTACCTCTGGCTTGCGGCTCATCGGGTGACCTCCAGTCCGGCCTGTCGTGCCGTGTCCACTAGGGCATCCTCTAGCAACCGTGGGATGTCGTCGCGGGTGGCGTAGTAGGCCGGGTACAGGTATCGGCCTTCCTTCTTGAACGGTCGGACCACGGAGCGGCTACGGCCGACCTTGCCGCCGTAGTCGAGCCATCCGTAATATGGCACCCGTTTGCCGCCGCCGGCGACGCGGACGGCTGTGCGGGTGCTCTTGGCCCTCACGGAACCGCGAGCCCGACCGGATCGGGATGCGACTCGTGGGCGGGCCACGTCGACCACCACGTCCGCCACGCTGTTTAGGCCCAGCCGTAATACCTTTGGCATGTCAGAGTCGAGACGCTTTAGGGACGCTTGAAACTCGCGGAGCCCTTCGACGTGGATCCTCGGGTCGCTAGGCATCGCGGGCCGGCCTCTCCACGACCACCACGGGCGCCACAGGGGCCGCGTGGTGGGCTGTGCGTAGGTGATCCTCGAAACGGCGGCCCAGGACGTCCACGGCCCGCTCTGTGCGGGTCACGGCGTCGTTCATGGACGCGCCGCCATTGGGCGTCACTTCCGATTCGACACGCCCGAGCGGTTCTGACACCTGCTGGCGTAGCCACTTCTTGAACCACAGGAGGGAGCCGCCCAACGCCGCCGCAATCACGGTCAACTGTGCGGCGATGGCGACGACCTGCTGAACCTGCGTCATTGCCCACCGCTCCCCTGCTGTTGTAGCCGTGCCAGTTCGTCCCGTTGTGCCTTTCGTGCAAAGTACACGTGCCAGCGTGTGAATTCGTCAGCCGACATTTCCTCCCGTAGCTGCGCCACTGTCATTGTCAGTTTCGCCGCTAGGTACATCTCGAATTCCATTTCCGGGTTCGTCTCGAAACGACTCGTATACGCCTTTTTCGACCTCCCGTCCGATCCCTGACAGGAGTTGGATTCGGGCGATGAGCGGTTCCATTTCACCCGAGGGTGACGCCTCCTGCCAGCGGCCGACGTCGGCCTCTGACAGCTTGGGGTCGACGACCCCGCGGGCCAGGAGTCGCCGCTCGAACACGGCCAGCCGTGGGTCGTCGTGCTGTGCGGTGAGAACTTCGCCGCGTGACAGGCCGCGGATTCGGAACGTGCCGAGCCCGGGTAGCTCGTACTCCTCCTCGGGGAGACGCGCCTTGAACAACGCCTCTCGGTCGACGGCGCTCACGCGCTCTGCGCCGTCGAGTCGACGTCGCCGCTCATGGTCAGTTCGACGGACCACATGACGTAATCCGCGACGGGGTGGGTCTGGACGTAGCTCTTGACCAGGACGTCGACCTCGTCCTGTGGCAGCGATGCGCCGGTGCCCTCGGGCCTGTGGATGAGCACGACGACAGTCCCGCGCAGCGGCAGGATGACGGCCCGCGGGCCGGTGCCGGCGGTTGAGTCGTACTTGCCTGAGATGGTGACAGACCCCGACGTGAGCCCGCCCAAGAACACGTGCCCGTCACTGCCGTACGTGGTGACGTCGTGCTCGTCGGCCTCGAACTTCAATTCCGAATTGTCGCAGTATTGCGACAAGTCATCACCGTCGAGGGAGATGAAAGTCACCTTACCGTGAACCTTGGCCATTTTCTTACGCTCCGTCTCCGATGATGTCTAGCTCGAATAGGGCCGCGAGGTAGTCGATGCCCCCGATTGTTACGACGTCGAACTCGACGCGGGTCACCCGCACAGAGTCAAACGCCGTGTATGTGCCCGACTCGACGACGGCCTTTATCGACGTCGCGCCGCCGCCTTCACAGTAGGCCGCCACCTTGTCCCGGGTGGATCGGTCGTGCGCCTTTCCCACGGCCACGATCAGCGGGAGCGTCATTGTGTCCGCGCCCCGGCTGTAGGTC